AACGCTCCAGCGCGTCGCGGCGAATGACTTCGGCGTCTACGATCCGGCGGGCGGTGTCGCTGGCCAGGCGGTTGGCCTGCGCCTGCGCCGCCTCCAGCTTGGCCAGCTTGGCCTCGCCGTCGGCCGTGGCGGTGCTCCGCCCGTGGCGGTAGCCGCCCCAGCCGCAGGCCAGGCAGGCCACGATGAGCAGCAGCGCCGCGCCAAGGCCGAGGGCCAGCTTGCCCTTGCCAGTCGAAAGGAGCGCGGACAGGTCCATCAACGCACCTCCGTGCAGTCGATTCCCGGCCCCCAGGCCAGGTACTTGGGTTGCCGCTTGAGCAGGATGGCCCGCGGGTAGCCGCGGTTCTCACGCCAGGCGGCGGCCGAACGCCCGGCGTTGACCGTCTCGACCGAGCCCCACCAGCGCAGCGGGTCCAGGCCCCGGCGAACGGCCAGGGCGGCGTCGCGCCGCACCCAGGTCAGGCCGCCATTGTAGGCGGCCAGGGCCATGGCCCAGGCGTCGCCCTCGGTCGCGGCGCGCACGCGGCCGCGCAGGTCCAGATCGTAGGCCACCAGGGCGCGTAGCGCCCAGCCCGGGTTGATCGGGTTCGCGGGGCCGAGGTCCGGACGGCTGCGCCCCAGGTCGCGCGCCGTGGCCGGCATGAATTGTGCCAGGCCGCTGGCCCCGACCCAGGAGCGCGCCTCCGGGTGCCAGCCGCTTTCCTGCTCCAGCTGCGCCGCAAACACGGCCACGGGAGCGGACAGGCCGCCCTCCACGCGCGCCGCGCGGATGAGCACCGAGCGGTACTGCTGCGCGGCGGCCGGGATGGTGTCGGCGGCATGGGCCTGGGCGGCAGAGGCCAAAAAGCAACCCAGCAGATACCCCAGCAAGCCGTAGAGCACCCCCCACACCAACAACTCGGACCAGTATCCGGGAATGGATCGGCCGGGCCGCATACCCGCCCCTTAAAGCGCCAGCGCAGCGGCCAGCATGCAGGCGCAGACGATGAGCGCCCGGCGGAAGCACGCGACGTAGAACGCCGTCATATAGCCGTCGATGACGCCATAGTCCGGCTTGTCATCCTCGAAGCTCTGCACCTCCTGCCAGTCAAAGCGTAGGTAGCCCGAGGGTTGGGCATACGGGAACAGGGACACGTCGAGCAGGTAGCCCAGGCAGCCGCCGGCGGCCACCGCACCCAGCTTGTACGCCAGCACCGGCGTCTGGTGCGGCGCGATGAGCGCCACCACGGCCACAAAGCCGGTGGCCAGGACGTTGGGCAGGGTCATGCGCGGCGAGCGCACGCGGAACCAATCGAAAGCCTTGGACAGATATTCCTTGATGCGAGCCATGGGACCTCCACGGGTTCCCTCCTGCGCCCCGCCCGGCCCGGCGTTTGGCCGGGCGGGACCGGAGGAGTCGACGACGGCGGGAAGCCGCGTCCGTAGAGGCCAGACTAGGCGAACTGAGGCCGCGCTCTAACACGGACAAATGACCGGGAGACTAGGGATTCGTCAGGATGCCCGTGTTTCGCACGGGCGGGGCGGGGGAGTCAAGGACAACCCAGGGCTGCGGCAAGCGGCCCTGGGTTGCGGGAACACTAGGAACCTAATTTCGCTTGGGGCGCAGCCTTCGGAGGTAAATCTTTGAGGCGGCGATGGCTCTTCGCCTCACGGGGTGCGCCAGTCCCGACCACGCTTGCATATTTCACCTTCTTTGCAGTGGTATGGACATCAAGCTGAAGCTCTAATATCGCAGGTTCCTTACGGATTTCGAGACGATCTTTTAGCGTCTTGATCAGAGCCTCTTTCGTGTCTGGCGCAAGATGTTCAAGATATGCATTAATAGGAAAACCGTCTTGCGAAAGTTCAAGAACGGGAACAGAATGCGTAACGTCTAACTTCTCAAGAATATATTTACCATCACATGGAATAGAAATTTCTTGAGAGCGAGTACGTTTCTGCTCAAGAGCTTTCTTTGCTTCATCTCCACCAACTGCTCCGGAACCTGCGACTGAAATTTTATCTTCGGTATCAAGCGATTTTACAAGAGATCGAATTGGCTTTGTTGCTTTTGTTGACTCAAAGCCATTTTGAAGTGCAACTTCTTTTAGCGCTCGCACTGCTTCAATCGCAACCTTATGTTCCCTAGATTGCTCCTGTGCTGATTCATATCGTGTATAGACTGCATACCCAGTTGAGCAGGCCATAAAAGTCATAAGCAATGTGAAGGTCAATTTTGGCGGCATCTTCTTTATGGCCTCCTTCAAAATTGGCCAAAAATCAGGGTCTAGTATTCCACTACCTTCACGGACTGCAACTTTTACCAGTGGGGCGTCTTCATTGAACAGGTTATTGTATTTTTTAAAGAATGCGTTAAGCTCATTCTGTAGTTCCTGTACATACTTCGCCCCCCTGGCATCAATCCTCTTGTCCCATGTAACGCCTTCGACGCGGATTGGGATACTTGCGCACCCATCATGAAATATGGCGTCATTCAGCGAGGCTTCATCGTTTGACACCTGCCACATAAATGAAATTAATTCATCGAAGTTATTAATTTCGCGCATACTCCCCCCTAGTGGTAATTGCACCACGCCGAAAATATGCGCATAGATATCAATAAACATCCTTGCTAGACAAGTAGAATCACACCCCAGGCAGCTTGCACCACCCATCATTCCCGTCGCCTTCGCCGCCCTTGTGCCTCCGCACCGTCCTTGCGCTGACGCCCACCTGGCGCGCGGTTTGCTCGACGGTTTGCCCGGCGTTCAACGCGCGTTCAATGGCCGTCCAAACGGCCGCGCGATTGCCGGCGAAGGGGCCGAGGGGCACCTCCACCTCGCCGCCGCCCAGGGCGTCGGCGATGGCCCGCGCCGCCTCCATGCCGGTGGCCCGCACCAGCCAGTGGCCCTCGCGCAGGGCGTCCGGCCTCGGGATATAGGCCCGGCAACCGCCGCGCGCCTCGGCCAGCTGCATCGCGGCGCGCAGCCCGGCCGCTTTCGCCGCGCCGGCCAGGACGCCGGGCAGCTGCGCCAGGATATGCTCCGGCAGCTCGTGCGCGGCGTCAGGGCGCGGCATGGGCTCCCCCCGGCTCGGGCATGGGCTCCCAGCGCGGCTTGCCGCCCCGGTACTGGAGCACGAAGGCCCGGCCCTGTTCGTCGTAGGCGATGGCCCCGCCCTTGCGCTTGCCGCCCTTCATGAGCGCCACCATGACGCCCTTGAGCTGCTCGGCCGTGGCCCACTCCAGGCGGTCCACCTTGTACATGCGCTTGAGGATCGCCGCGGCGTAGTCCCAGGGCACGTGCTTGCCCTGGCCGGCGGCCTTGTCGGCCAGCAGGGCCTCGATCTTGGTCATGAGCAGGGAGCGGTCATAGGGCTTCACGTTGCCCTTGCCATAGCCGCGGCCCAGGTTGGCCGGCGCGCCGTGCTTGTCGCGCTTGCGCTTGCGCGTGGTCTTGGCCTCCCAGCCCAGCTTCTCCATGTGCCAGATGAGCTTTTCGAGCCCGGCCAGGTCCAGCTCGGCAGAGCTGGCCACGCCGAAGCGGGCCAGGATCGCGCGGTAGGCGTCTTCTTCCAGCTTGAGCTGGGCCTTGGCGATATGCACCTTGGCCAGCAGGCTGTTGCGGCTGTCGAAGGTCATACATACCCCCGGAATATTTTGGTCAACTGGGATCTCTGCTCGGTCATGAGCTTTTCGATCCTGGCCAGGTGTGACACGGCCTTGGACAAGGGCAGGAGCACGGCGAGCAGGGCGGCCAACACAGCCCATGCGGCGTGGTCGCCCCACCGTTCCGAGGCGTAGGCGGCCAGGGTGAGCACGTCCAAAAAGACGAGCGCGCGCCAGATCACGGCTGCACCTCCCGCCCGAAGGCGTCCAAGGGCGTGACCTCATCGCAGGGCACCCAACCCACGCCCCCGGTCAGGTAGATCATCCACTCGCCGGAGTAGGCGCGGATGGGATCGCTGGCGGCCCAGGTCTGCACGGCGTTTGGCAGGCCCTCATTGACCGACGGACGCCAACGCACGCGGGCGCGCTGCTTGAGCAGCGGGTGTGGCGGCTGGACCGGCGGCGAGGGGCAAACGCCCTCCAGCTCGACCAGCACCATGTCGGCCACGCGCTGCAGGGGGACGAACTCCTTCCCGCCGTTACCGGACACCCAGCGCCCGCTCAGGATGCTGCCGCGCTGCACGCGGTGCAGGCCTGGAGCGGCCAGCTTGTGCGCCCACTGCCGGGCTTCGAATAGCCGCAGTTTCAAGGTGTCCTTGCCCGAAAACTTGAGCAAAATTTCGCACCATGATTCACGCTTTTCTGCCATGATTTTCAGGCAAGCTACTTGCCCGCCCCCCTAATCTGGCCCAACGTGTCTTTCCAATCCTCCAAGAAAGTGGCCCAGCCGGTGCGAATACCGATACCCACGGAGAGGCCGAAGAGAACCACATACCCGGCAGCCCAGGCCAAATCCCGGAGAGGCCGGGGCAGGTCACGCACTGTCTTCATCATTTTCCTCCTCGGGCCCAACGCTCTTCGGCATCGGCGCGGTTGAACGCCGCCGCGGCGATTCTGGCCTTGACCATGGCGTCCGCGTCCTCCGCCGCGGAGATCTCGTCGCCGGCGAACGCGCGGGGAAAGACACCGACGGCTTGCTTCCCCTCCGTGTCGTACACGATGGGCGTTCCGAACTTGCCGCGGGCTATGGTGTAACGGCTGGTCATGGTCGCCTCCTAGGAGATGCCCCGATCTTCACAAAGCCACTCGGGGATATGCAGCGTCAGTGTGTCGCCGATCTTGGCGTCGGCGTACTCGCCCACAACGCTTGTGGGCAGCCAGAAAAGCTCGCCCTCGATGCGCACCAGCAGGGCGCGATCCCCGCGCACCTCCAGGATGGCCTCGTAGGGATAGGTGTCGGATCTGCTCATGGGCTCCTCCGTGTGGCTGCTCGTCAGGACCGGGCCGCCACGCCCGGCCGACCGCCCCGCAGGGGGGCGGTTTCGCAATCAACGCGCGCGGAGGAGGCTTCCTTCCACGATGCGGTCTATTTCCGCCGCGATGAGCGCACCGGCTTTAACGAGGTTTTCAAGAGCAGAGGCTTCGGGCCTCCAGGCCTCTCCTGCCCAAGGCCAAAAGGGAGGAAGGGGCTGGCCGTGTGGCAATACGCCAGCCCCCAACATGGCGTATCCCACCGCCGCGGCGGCAAGTTCGCCGTCTTTGTGCTGCCTGTCATGTTCGCCGGTGTAGCCCTTCTCCTGAATCTGCCGGGACCGTTCCTCGGCAATCCATTCGACTCCGTCCATATTTGCCCCCTTTGTCGGCTGCTCGTCAGGACCGGGCCGCCACGCCCAGCCGACCGCCCCGCGTGGGGGCGGTTTCGCAAGACTTAGGCGGTAGCGCAGCGAGGCAGAAAAAAGTCCTCAAGCTGTCCCGTTTCGCGGTTGAGGTGGTGGCCAATACCGAGAATGTCGTGCAGGAAATCGAAGTCTGGGGCGTTCAGCAGCTTTCTGAAATTTATCCGGCAGCCATGGTTGTGGCAGGCCACCAGGTCCATCTGGAGGTTGATTTTTTCGCCTGTCGGGATGCCGTTTTCGGCGCAGAGGGTAAAAGCCCTATCCACGATCTTCTCGACGTAGGCCCGGTTGCGCGGTCCCAGATGCCAATTAAATTTCATCGCGTCCTCCGTTTGGCTGCTCTTCATAGCCGGCCCACCACGGTCCGGCGACCGCCCCGCGCGGGGCGGTTTCGCGTTTAGTCCTTCAACGCCTCCTTAAGCGCCTTCCCCGGCCGGAACCGCGCCGCCCGCCCGGCCGGAATCTGCACCGGGGCTCCGGTGCGCGGGTTCCGCCGCGCACGCGCCGCGGTCGCCACCACCACCAGCTTGCCAAGCCCGCCGGGAAACGGGACCTCGCCGCCGTTCTTGATCTCGGCCATGGCGAGCTTGCCCAGGCTGGCCAGCAC